CCTGTGCGGCCAGAATCGCCCAGATTTGACATAGGGGGGCTATATGGTGACCCGTCCCAGCGGATCGCAGCGCCAGCGCTTCTGTTGTTTCTTTATGCGCTTCGCTTTGTGGCAATTCTTGCACAGGCACGCTGTGTTTTCCACGCTCAGCGCGATCCGCGGGTCCGTCACGTTCTGGGCTGTCAGCTCCACAATGTGGTGGACTTCCTCGGCAGGCACAACCTTGCCCTTGGCTCTGCATTCCTCACACAGGCCCCCGGCCAGCTTCATTCTGTTTTCCCGGAATTTTCGCCATTTCCAGGAAACATAGAATCTTTCAACCTCCGGTGATTTGTTCATCTGATGCGCTTCCCACCTCTTGCGCTGTCGCGCCGCGCATCCCACCGCGCGAGGAAAGAAACGCGGCACACCAATTTTAAAAGAAAAGAACGCCGCCTTTCGGCTGCGTCCTCTGTTCCATTCCTGCGAATTATATTTTAGATACCCTGATTAATAAAGTCAATGTATGATACATAAACTTTTTTATTTCCGGTGCTGTTGCGCCCTGGAACCCCAGATTTTTCCTTGCTTTGAGCGGTCTAAATTTTTTATTTCAAGCCCCTCTGATTTCTGCAGCGGTTTCCCCCTGCTGATCGCTCCCCGCGGATGGTACACAGCGCCGCCGGGATTGAAGGCCTGGACGCTCTTCCGGCGCTCTTCCTCGTCCATTCCGATATACCGAAGGGTCACGGCCTGGCTTGTGTGATTAAACCACTGGCGCAGCATTTCCAGGTCCCGGTTCTGCTTGTAGTGCCAGAAACCGAATGTCTTCCGCAGCGTATGACATCCGATGTGTCCTTCCAGCCGAAATTGCTTTGCAATCAGCTGCATGTCGTCATAGGCGCAGCGGGTCGTGATCGGATGTTGGGATCCGTCTCCTAACTTCATTCGGCTGGGAAACAGCAGCTGATTGTCCTCCATGTCCCTGCAGCGGTCCTGAATGATTGCCCTGATGGTGGTGTTCAGCGGGATCCGCGTGACCTTGCCGGTTTTCTTCTCAATGGTTTCGATCCATTCCCCGCAAACATTTTTCTTTCGCAGCCTGACCAGGTCGCTGATCCGCAGGCCGGTATGGATCCCAAGTTCAAACAGCAGGAACATCCGTTCCCCGTGCGGATCCGTCCTGGTGGCCAGATCCTCCTGGATCTGCCGCAACCTCTCCGGATCCTTGATCGGCTGCACCTTGTTCACGTTGTCGCCCTCTTTCTACATTCAGTGTATAATTTTATGAAATTTAATTATCAATCTCTTTTTTTCTATAATTAAATAAGAAAGCTTTTTGCTTTAAATAAGGCGTTTTCGCTCCAACTTCCACTCATTATAATTTGAATGAATTTAAAAGCTTAAAAAATAAAGTCACGGAAGCGGATTCCCGCTTTCATCGTATCCCAGCATATTCATTTGGGCTTTCCAGTTGTCCTGCATCATTTTCCTTGTTTCTTTTTCCACAGATTTCCGCTCTTTGCTCTTGTGGATACCTTGAATAATGACGCCTTCGCCGATTCCTGTTGTAAATTCTACGCTAATGGTGTCGCCATCGTCAGAAACGATCTGTCCCATCAAGCTGCCACCTTCACGTAAACGTACTTCTACAAAATCTCCTGGTTTCATTCGCATTCCTCCTATTTGCTCTTGCCGTTGTGTTCCATTGCTACAATCACAATAAATATCCCAAGCCCTACAACCGCAATTACTCCGCAAACGGCAATATATGCTGTAATCCATTTTGTGATGTAATCCAGAATGGTTATTATTGTTTCCTGCATGCTTCTCATTACTCCTATTCCAACTTCACCGCCTGTCATTCAGTATTTTGTAAAGGAATCGACACATTTCGTGAAGGTCATCCTTCCGAACTCCGTTTAGTGTCACAAATTGGCAGATCTGTCCGATCAGTTTCAGTTTTTTATCTGCCGGGCACTCCGGATCAATCATCATATCAGCAATGGTCGCATAACCATTCTTATCTGGTGTCGGAAGCCCGTCCATCATTTCTTGCATATACAATTTCATTCCCACTTCACCGTCTTTCTTCACATTACTCCTATAATCTTCGGGAATAAGGCTGGGCGGGAATCGAACCCGCCGACCTGGTAGCACGATTTCCCGGTGCGGTCCAAAGAAACAGGGGTGTTTCACGCTCCTTTCAAATTTTTAAAAGAAACAACCGCCCCGGCCAGGCCAAGCCAATCAGCCCATGTGTTCCCGCGTCAGGTGTTTTTCCCGGTCCTGATTTCGTCCATCATTTCAAGCCATTCCTGCTGGTTGTCGGTGATATCATTCCGCGCCGGCGGGCCTCCGGCTTTCATGATTTTTTCCTGCCAGTCATGCACCTGGCCGTCCTTTGCGCTGCGCCACAGCTTGCATTTGCTGCGCCCGCGCCGAAATGCGGTCGAAGCTCTAAGCCGGCAGTGATACAGTCCGTCCTCATGTTCGCAGAATCCGCAGCTGTTGCACACGTTGCCGTCTGGCCGGATGTCAAACCGGGTTTCTCCCGGCGCGTCCGGATCCCGGCTCATCCGGATCCCGTAGCCGGCGAGGATCCGCGCGGCAGCGCCTGCGTCATTGTCGTTCGGATCCAGTCCCAGATCCATGTCATCAACAAATTCCCGGACCCGGTACGGCGGAAAACCATGCAGGGATTCCAGCGCGGTGGCTGCCGCTGCAGCTGCCGCCTGGACGCCGTTCCAGAACGCCCGCCGCTCCCGGACGGATTCGCCGTCCACCGTGCGCAGGGTCTGCCCTTTACCGCTGAACCTTTTCCACTTCCTGCCCATGGCTTAATCTCCCATCCCATACCGCTGCTGATATCTGTCACTCTGACGGAACAGATATTCCGCGGCCTTGTCATTCTTGACCAGGCGTTTCAGCTTGGCCATTTCCAGCGCGTCCCGCTTTTCGGCATAGCGCCCGGCGCGGTAGATCTTCCGCAGATGCCCAAGGTATTCGCTCATGCTCCGGAAGTCCTCAACGCAATCCTCCGCGACCTCTGGCGGCATGCCGTCTTCCAGCATCTGGCAAAGGGTGGCGTGCGAGTTGTCCACGTCGATGTCCCCGAAAAACTGCCCAAGGATCCGCTGTGCAACCGCGCCCCTGGCCCTGGCGCTGACCAGGAACCCGTTGTCAAACCGGCAGCGCTCCTCCCGGCCGGTTTCGGTGGTGTAGGTTTCGCTGAGCCGGTCCCGCGCGCGCGCGTTGTCGATGTTAAACTGGTCGTGTGTGTTATTCTCGTTTTGGTTATTGTTTATGTTTATATTATAGGGTACTGGTTGTGGTACGCCTTGTGGTACTGGTTGTGGTACGCCTTGTGGTACTGGTTGTGGTACGCCTTGTGGTGCATTTTTGCACCACTGACCCCCGGTCAGATAATGAATCCGATATTTGGCCGGCTTTGTGGCGTTGTCTCCGGCCCGGAAGTCGATATAGCCCAGCTGTTTCAGCCGGTTCCTGGCTTCCAGCAGCGCCCGCTTTTCCAGCGGGCAGTGGGTGATCAGCTCGGCATTATTGACGGGGAAGAAATCGTCCGGCCACTCCCAGGTTTCGTCCTGCTCATTTTCCGTTGCTCTGTCGTTGGCAAGGTAAAATAGAGCAATCCACAAAAGCCTGGCCCTGGCTGGTAGGCTCTCTCTTCTGCACGTCTCCATAATGGCCCGAAACTCGCCCACGAAATTTATTTTGCTCATTTCTGCCTCGTTTATTCTTCCGGATCGCACCTGGCAAGCTCCCGCCTGTCGATCAGCCCTTCCGCTGCCGCCAGCAGTGCGCACCGGTAAATATATCTGTCAATCCGTCTCCGGATGGTGCTGCGCGTGCAGCCCGTCATCCTGCAGACATCCATCTGGGACATTCCGCGGTCATAGATCATTCTGGCAGCGGATCCTTCCTCGCTGCTTTCCGGGTAGATCCGGTCAACCGTGTCGAAGATCTGCAGCCACTTCATTGTTTTTTCCAGCTGCTTCTCCGCTGTTACGATGGCCACCGCTGCCCGGCCCGTCCGGTCGGACGTGTTCCCACGCGTCCCGCCCGTTCCGGATCCCTGGGCGCTGCTGATCCCGGCTTTCATCCTGGCACGGCTCAGCCTCGCCTCGGCCCGCTGCTTCAGCTTCTTTCGGATCCTCAGTTTCCGGTCGATCACCTGATAGATCGTTTCCGGAATCGCGCTCATGGTCTGGCCCACCCCCTTTGGGCATGATGAAAATGCCGTACCGCCTGCAAAAGATATTCCGTCTGTAGGCCCATCCCCGGTTCCATTCACACCCGAAACATTTTCTTTCCTCCCAGCAGCGGATCAGGGACCCGTCTCCTGGTGCAGCGCTCGCCGCTGCATGATCAGGCGAATATTAACCCATCTGTCAACGGCTTTCCGCACGCCCGGAAGCGCGACTTCCGGCAGGTCGTGTAGATCTTTGATTCCTTCCCGGATCAGGATTTCTTTTTTAATCGCGGCCCGGATGGCCCGCGCGTCGCTGGGATCCGTCAACTGATATTTCCCGCACAGCGTATCCGTCCGGATCCGGATCAGCGCCGCCAGATCCAGCGCTTCCTGGTGGCTGATGGTGGCGGTTTTCTGCCGGGCCTTCATTTCGTCCACCTGATCCCGTAGGCTTTTGAGCATAAGCCCGACTTCAATCACATATTTTCCCAGCTGCTGGATGTTCTCTTCCAGCACCAGCGCTTCACTCTCAGGAATGACGTAAATTGGATATTTTGTATCCGGTACCGTCGGCATGTCCTGCACTTTTTCCAGTTCGATCATTCGATGATCACCGCCCCGCTGCCCTGCAGGTTTTTCTGCATCATTTCATCAATGGTATCGGCCCAGGCCCGCAGGGATTCCACGTCGAAGCGGATCTGCTGCGCCGCTCTGGCCAGTTCCGCGGGGGTTGCGGCCAGCACGGGGCGGGCATCCATCTGGAACCGTTCCACCGCCATGTGGACTACTTTCCAGACCGGTTCCGGCCTGTTTTCTGTTCCGCTGTTCATGGCTTCCAGTTCCGCTTCCGCTGCCGCGGCCCGTTCCTCCGCGGCCGCTGCCGCCTCGATCAGATCGTCCGCGCTCCGCTTCGCGTTTTCCAGCTGCCGCTTGATCCGCTCATAGTCCTCCGGCACCTTTTCCACAACCTTTTCCACTTCCACCCGGTTCAGCAGATCCGCCCGCAGCTGTGCGTTTTCTTCTTTTAGCCGCTTCGTTTCGGCCTGTGCGTCCCGGTAGTTCTGATAGTTCACGTTTGCCCTGGCTTCCAGCCTGCTGATGTCTGATTTCTGGCTGGCCAGTTCGTCATAGAAGCGCTTTGCTTCCTGCTCCGCCCGGTCCGCCCTGGCCGTTTCCGCGTTTGCCGCTTCCGCTGCCCGGTTCCGTTCCTCGATCAGTTTTCGGATCTCCGCGGCGCTCTGGCCTTCGGTTTCTTCCGCCAGCGCTTCCCGGTCCTCGGCCGGCGCGCTCAGCAGGGCCAGCGCTCTGCTGTAGCCCTCCGCGGCCAGCCGGCTGCCCGGCGCAATCTCCCGCGCCACTCGCATATAGTTGCTGGCCGTGCTGCTGCTCAGCCCCAGCTCTTTCAGCCAGGGAAGGAATTTCCCGTGGCCCAGCTGTTCCTTAGCGTCAATGCAGTCCTTGCCCAGGCTGATGGCCCTGTTAATCATGTCCTGCATGTTGTAGCGGGCGCTGATTGTGATTTCCTCAATGCTGCGCCTGATCGTTTTAGCCTCTTCCATTGTCCTGCACCATTCCTTTCGTCTCTAATAATCTGTGTCAACCTCTTCCTCCGGATCCTCCGGCGCTCCCTTTTTGTGAAATTCCGGAATCCCGCCCACCGGAATCAGCTCCGCCAGGTCGTCTAAGCCATACAGCTGCAAAAGCGTTTTGCAATAATAAAGATATTGTCGCTTCGTCGGCATGGCGTATTCGACATGGGTGATTTCTCCCGTTGCCCGGCTGACCGTGAAGGAGCAGGGAATGGGATGCGGGTTAATCTGCACTTTTTCCACGGCCAGCCTACCTCCTTTCTTCGTTTTTTGTCTGGCGCGCGGGGCTGTTACTGCCACAGCCCGCCCCGGCAGGGCACATCCTGATTGTTGTGAATCCGCAGGAGGATTCCTCCTTCATTTTTATTTTGTCGGAAAACAGGACGCCGGGGTGAATCTAATCCGCGCATGTTCCCGCCGTCAGGCGGGGGACTGGTCCTCCTGCTGCAGAATATCCTTCATTTTCGCAGCGCTTACCTTGCAGATGCTGCAAAATCGCAGCACGGGATACTTATTCAGAAAATTCGCGGCCAGCTTTTGCTCTGAAAAAAGCTTTGCTTTCTTCAGATCCCGCCCGTATTCCGCCGTGATGTCGTTCCCCTTGCCGGCTTTCCGGTGGACCTTCGCGCCGCCGTGATTGTCCGGCATGAATACCCCGTATTTCGTTTCTATGACCTGATAGAGATAAGTTCCGTCAATCCCGCAGATGACGTACATAGTTCTTGCTTTGCTGGCCATCTCAAACAATCTCCAAACTTGTCAGAAAAACAAACATTTCTTCAATCTGGTCATCGATTTTCTGTGCCTCCTGCAGGTAGGCTTTGTCGTTCGCCGTTTCTCCGGTTCCGCTGTTCCGCTCGATATCCGGAGCGGTCGCCGTCAGCGTGTGGGCGCTCCTGGCGATTTCCTGCAGGGCTTTGTCCGTCACGACGCCCTTGCCCCTGCAGATCAGGCTGTGCATGTAGCTGAGGGAACAAATCAGATTTTTGTACATTCTTCCTTCCTCCTATTCCTGGATCAGATCGTCCACCGTGCAGCGCAGGGCCTTGGCCAGCTTGTACAACGTGCCGACGGTGGGGTTTTTGACGGTTGCCGATTCTATTTCGCTGATCATGGGCTGTGGCACACCGGACAGGTCGGACAGTTCCCGCTGATTTAGTTTTCGTTTGCGTCTGTACTCTTCAAGCAGGATCTTCATGCGGACCTCCTCTCAAGAAATTATAACTTGGGATATCAAAATATCACAAAGTCGGATAAATTGCAATAGGTAAATCTAATTTTTATCCGAATTTATAATATAGAATTATTTATAATCTGGGGGAATGGAGATATGGATATAGGGAATAACCTTCGAGAAATACGCCAGAATTTAAAAATAACACAAGCCGACCTTTCACGCTTAGCGGGAATTAAACAGCCTACAATCAGCGCAATAGAAAACGGCGTCAATAATCCAGCTATAGAAACTTTACTATTGCTTGCAAAAGCACTTGGATGTACGGTTTCTGATTTGGTTGGTGATGCTGTTCAAAAACCTGACGAAGAGGCAGGCTTCGATTATTTGCTTTCTATCTTCACACAATTAAATGATCAGGGAAAAGATCAGCTGATCAGCATGGCGGAAGTCTTGCTGAAAAGTCCGGCAAACCGCAAAAAAGATTCTATGCGGTCCGCAATATGAGGTAGACAGCTATGCCCATCATATACGGTTATTGCCGCGTGTCCTCCGAAGAACAGGCCCAGCGTGGCATTTCCATCGAAGCCCAGCGGACACTCCTGCAGGCCTACGCTTCCGCCCAGGGCCAGCAAATCCGGATCTTTGAGGACGCCGGATTTTCCGGAAAGAATACCGCCCGCCCGGCGCTCCGGCGGATGCTGTCCGCCCTGGATGACGTGTCCACGGTCCTGGTCTGGAAACTGGACCGGCTTTCCCGGTCCCTGCGGGACACCCTGTCCATGATTGAGGACGTCTTCCAGCCCCGAGGAATCACCTTGGTTTCCGTCACCGAATCCATTGACACCTCGTCGCCGTCCGGCCGGATGATGCTGAATATGCTGGCCAGCTTCGCCCAGCTGGAACGGGAGCAGGATTCTGACCGCGTAGTCATGGCCCACAAGCACCTGGCTGCCGAATGCAAGTATCTGGGAGGACATGTCCCCCTGGGCTATCGGATCGACGAAAAGAAAGAATATCAGTTGGATCCGGTCACCGCGCCTATTGTGCGCCGCGTGTTTGAGATGTACTTGGCACGCGCAGGCTATACGGAAATTTTAACCTGGTTAAATTCCCAGCCAATCCCGGCCGGAACCCGGAAAACGCAATTTAAAAAGCCGGATCTCAATTTCATGTTGAATAATGAGATTTATTCCGGAACCTTCGTCCGGCGTATTGGCGCGGATCCGCGCCACCGGGTCACAAATCCGGAGACAATCCGCGTCCCCGGAGGCGTACCGGCGCTCCTGTCTCCGGATGAATGGGAGCGGGTTTGCGCCATTCGGGAGCACAACCGGGTCACTGCCTCCCGCGCCCGCGCGTCTTCGCATGTCTATCCGCTGTCCGGCCTGGTTTACTGCGCCGTATGCGGATCCCTGATGAAAGTGAACGTCGGCGGGAAAACCCGCGCCGGCCAGCTTGAGCGCTATTATAAATGTGAAAAAAACCGCTGCTTTCCCGCGCCCAGGGTGGAAGCCGTTGAATCCGCTGCCTTCCAGTCGCTCCATTGGTTTGACGCCCACGAAGCGGAGCTGCGGGAATCCTGCGCCATCGTCAACGGCTACGCTTCCACCCTGGACGCGGAAAAGGCCGGGGAAGTGCGCGCCTTGCAGGCCCGGATCATGGAGCAGCACAGGCGCGCTGCGAAAATCACCGCCTTTGTGGCAAAATCCGGGGCAGAAGCGCCTTTGACCCTCATGGATGAATTGAGGGACATAGAGCGCAGAACAGCCGCCCTGCAGGGCAAAATAGACCGTTTAATGCGGCCGGTTCCGCGCTATGACGCTGACAAGCTTGTGGCCGCTATCCGCGCAACCCGCGATATAGAAAAACGGCCGCCTGATCAGCAGCGTCAGCTGGTCCAGGCGACCGTTTCCAGGGTTTTCGTCACAGCGGAGGATTTCAACGTCACCCTGCTGTGGCCTATGTGTGGTGGAGATGAACCGCCACAATACATAGGCCACAGAATCCCGCGCTGATCATGCCTTAAAAGTCTTTTTTGCGAGCTGTTTACCTTCGTTGTCCAGCAGAATGACGGTATGGACCGCAAGCCCGCTCCTGCGCGCCGCGGCGCATTTTTCCAGGAAAACGGCCTCGGATTCGGTCCGATCTCCGCTGCAGTAAATCGGCGTAACCACCGCCGTAGCTCCGCCACTGGTCTGCATTTCGATGATAATAAAATTCATTTCCTTTTCCTCCTGTCAGTCGTTAAAATAGTCAGGCTCTTCCGGATTTTCCCCGAAATAGTCATCAGAAAACATTTCATCCGGATCCCCGTTGAAAAGGCATAATTTGGAAAAAAAGCGCTCAAACGTTGACGTTGGCATGGAAAAGCGCCCGCTGCCTGGATTGCAGATCCAGACATTATCCTCATTGTCAACCCCGCAGAAAACGCAGAAGTGGACCAGCTTCCACAGGATGATGGCCGGCCGGTCCTGCTTGCAGATTTCTTCCGCATCCATTTTGAACGCTCTCAGATCCAGACCGTATTTTCTGCCGGCTACCATTAGATCCTTTGCTGTGCTTCCGGTGATCTTTGTGCCACATTCGCGGATCAGTGTTTCCAGGTCTACGTCCTGGCCGTAAAACCCAAGCATCATTTTTAGGCAGGCCGGCCCGCAGGCGGTTTCGTGTGCTGTGGTGACGGGTTTAACATCATACATGGCTTTTCCCTCCGTCAGCGCAGCGGGTCAACCTTGACCGCGTTGGTAGGCAGGTCAAAGGCTTTTCGTTTTTCTTCCGCCAGGGCTGCGGTTTCCGGATCCAGCTCCGGCAGTTCGCTGTTCTGCAGTTTGATATCGCGCTGCTGCTGAATCTGATCCATTGTTTCCAGGCTCATGTTCATGTTTCCAAACCTCCAATTGTGATGAAATCGTCATCCATCCAGCTGTCTTTTTCCTGTTCCAGCATCATCTCCGGAGTCTTGTCCATGATGTGCCATTCATCCTCATAGTTCCAATCGTCAATAATTTTATGACTCTTGACCAGGTATTGGGTCTGCCGGTTGTACTCGATATCTTTTGTGCTGTGGTGAATATGCTTGACCCATCCCATGCGGATCCGCTCTTCCGGGTTTTCGTCAAACCACTGCTTAACACCGAAGACAACCCGCCCGGTGATTTTCCCGTCATAGTCATTCATGGGCGCGAATTTGACTTTGCCGTCTTCCTGCAGTTTTTCATATTCCCAGGTTGTTTTTTCTTCCATGATCAATCACGCTCCCATCATGCCGGGATGTTGCTGTGTGTGTTCAGCAGTGTCCACATTTTCACGCCGTCCACGTCGGTATACTGCAGATCAATGGTGTTTATGCCTGCAGTCTGTGCCTGGGTCTGCGCGGTCCCGATTTTGACGCCTGCAGGCGGCAGCAGCGTGCAGCTGTAGGAGGCTCCGTACCGCATTTGGATTTCAAACCAGGACCCGTGACCGTCTTCCGCGACCTCCGGCAGAGCAATTTCCACCGGGCAGTCAACGATTTCATCCAGCCTGTAGGTCACATTTTTTGTCATCCCTTCAAAGTGGACTTTGCTGTGGTTGTAATAGGTGTTAGCCGGCACAGTCTGCCCGGCTGTCACCTCTGTCAGGGTATATTTTCCTGTCTCCGGATCCAGCGTGTAATAATTCTTGTCGGCCGTGAATGTTGCGTCAGTGGTCAGCGCGTAGGTCCATGTGGTATAAGGCGCTATATCATAGATATAGAAGGTGGACAGATAGTCCAGATTGCGCACGGCCAGATCTGTGGCTTTAAAAACAAAACTGTCCGTGTAATCGCCCCATAGGATGCTGACCCGCTTTGAGCTGGCAGCAGCTTCAAACCGCACAGCCAGATCGACGTGGTCCGCACCCTCTTCCAGGATCAAGCCGTCTGCGCCTTCCACGCTGGTGGATCCGGTGACGCTGCTGCCTTCCTTTGCAGCAACCCTGACGAAGAGATACCATCCGGACGCGCTGATCCCGTATGACGTGTAAGTCTCCGGATCTTCGACATAAACCGGGATTCCAACCGCTTCGATGGCGTCCCCTGCGGTGATTTCCGCGTCCGTCAGGGACGATACTCTTTTAAGTGCGCTCAGTCCCAGCCCGTCAACGATTTCCTGCGCTGCGTTCCTACTGTCCTGGACCATCTTCTGCACCCATCCGGACCATGGATCCGGCGGGCTGCCGCTGCCGTCCAGCGCTGGCTGGATGTCCGTATCATAAAAGATATCTTTGGCAATCACGCCGTTTTCCGTCAGGATGATTTCGCACTGCCCCCGGCCGGCAAACGCCAGGTCACCGCTTTGCAGCAGCCAGCAGACCATTCCGTCCGCAACGGTGACGCAATCCGGATTGACCGGATAGCCTGCCGGATCGGTAGGCCGTTGGTGCAGCAGGGTGATTTCGGCGTCCGGATACATCTGCAGCAGTTCTGCCGTATCCGGGAAGCAGATCATCCTGTGTTCATTTTCTCCTAGCCGGCCAAGTTTGATCCGGCTGTTGGGTTTTGCCAGGACTTTGATCATGGTCAAACCTCCATTTTAAAAGTCATCATCTTCCGGATCCGCGGGAATGACGCCGAAATCCTCCGCGCTTTTCAGCTTTCGGAATGTGATTTCATAAGCCCCCATAGCAGCCAGGGCAATAATCACCGCGTTGATTGCCGCCAGCACTCCGGTTTCAATCGTCAGCCCTCCGGTGAAAAGCATGGCCAGCAGGGAAATGGCCAGCGCGATGATGTAAACTATCAGCCGGGTGGGGACTTTCCACACCCGATCCAGCGGCAGTTTCAGCAGCTGAACAATCAGCAGGGTGGCCACCGTGGCCCCGGCGATGGTGGCCAGGTATTCCCAGGTAAATGGCTCCGTGGGCAGTTCGCCTTCAGCCAGCGCCGCGACAGGCAGCAGAAGCATCAGCATTTCCAGGACCAGCACCAGGCAAAGCGTGATTTTTTTCATTTTTATATCCTCCTTTTCAGCAAACGTGTTTTTCCATCCTTTGGACTTTTTCTTCAAGCACGGGCATTCGCTGGGCGAAATTGTTGTGCTGCCGGACCTCCCGTGTTAATTCCTCTAATTTTGTATCCGTTACGGCGGCGTATTGGTTTATTTTTGCTTCCAGCTTTGCGTCCGTCAGTTCGCTCCGCTTGTCCAGTTCCGTGAACAGTTTTTGATTGGTCATCCTGGCGACGACAATTTGAGCGATAACGGCAAAGCATCCGGTGATAACAGCTACCACAATAGCGTCAGACAATTTCTTTGCCCTCCCTTGTCATCCGGCCGGCAGGGAACTTTTCAAGCAGTTCCATGGCTTCCAGTTCCGTCAGGTGGGGAATAGTTACGGAATACCGCGCCGCAGCCGGCGCGTCCGGCGTCATCGCCTGCAGTGCTGCCCAGGTCAGCGGCCCGCAGATCCCGTCCGCCGTCAGTCCGGCATTCGTCTGGAAAAGCTTCAGCGCTTCTTCCGTTTCGCGCCCGAAGTCGCCGTCCGCTCCGTATCGCGGCAGCGGATAGCCCAGCTGCATCAGCTTTTCCTGCAGTTCGGTCACGTCCTGGCCCTTGCTGCCCCTGCGGATGGTGGCTTTGATGTCTGGCAATGGAATCACCCCTTCCAGTCCCTTGGGGATCGCCCAGTGGGTCCATTTTTTGTTTCTTTTTGTGAAATGCTGCACGCCGTTGCTGCATTCAACGGTTTCCTGATTCAGTCCCCAGCCTGTGTGTTCCATTTTTGCGTCCTTCCGGACAAACAGACAGGCAAGTCGATCCTTTGGCATGTTTTCAATCTTGCCCTTCTGGCACCAGTTCCGGTCGTCGTCCCATTGACTTGTAGCCCCGACACCCCGGATGGTGATCCCGGCCTGTGCCGCGGTCCATCGGGTAAAGCCCCGACAGTCAAACTGACGGACGTTCACCCCTCCGGGCAGCCATTTGCACCCGCTGCAGCTGTCCCGCTTGCCGTTCAGCACCTGGCAGCTGCTGACGATGGTGGGATGTGCTGCGCTGGCCCGTTCCTTCCGGTGCGCCGGTGTGCAGGTGGCCCCGGCAGCCCCGAACACATACGGCCATTCGACGCATGCCAGCGCCAGCTCCCAGATGATTTCGCTGGCGCTTTTGCCCTGGCTTTTCAGTTCCTTAACAAATTGATCCACCTGGATATAGTTATTCATTTTTCGCTGCCTCTCTGCGCTTGCGCCGGATCCGCTCCCGGATCAGCTCCGGGCCAAGGTAACAGGCCATCCCGACAACAGCCAGCACATAAAGCCCAAGCGCCGCAATCGCAACCCAACCAACCGCGCTCATGTGTTCGCCTCCGAAATCTCTGGTTGCTTATCACGTACATTAGTCCAAGATGCCATTTGCAAGATCATTATATGTAACACCTATCATCCACCCACTTTGGATCGCCGCAGACAATTTGCTGATAAAATACGCCCATGCCGTTGGCGTTACATCATAATCGGATGCGGTTGTGATGCCGTGCGTATAAATCACAGTTCCGCAATGCGTCTTTTGTATGCCATCAAACAAAGCATCAATATATGCGTTTGTCTGCCCGTGCAATGCAACCCTATCAACGTTCCATTTATCAGCAAATGGAAAAGAATTAAAGCGAAATGCACCGTTGCTCCACGTTGCCAAAGCCTCAACCATACCCTTTTGAGCCAACCCATTAACCGCACTATTTTGTGTGTGTGCCGCCCTCCAAGGATGGGCAGGAAGCAAACCGTTCAGTTGTAACATACGCAGACATTTATCGGTTTCCACCCGAACCTGTTGTGCCGTCATCTGTGCGGATGGACTATTGGAGTCCCAAGCGTGATATGATAATTCAAGATAACCTTTTTCGTATTCGGTTACGACCTCTTCCACGGTAAGTAAACGCCCTCGTCCGCTCCCAGCATCTTTGCCCGGCGTGCCGCAATCATATGCTAATGTAACCGGTACACCAAGATCAATTAAATCCTGATATCCGTTAGCAAAAAACGTTGTATATCCACCATCTTCGATGAATAGAATCCATCCTTTGTCCTTTCGCACATATGAAATGGATTTCAAATACCATTCAGTCCCGGAATTACCGTTTGCAGTAATCATAATATCTGTGATGGTATTATACGTTGCAAGATTGCCACGATAAACGTAAAACCTGAGATTGTTCCATCCATCTGTTATTTGAGAATTGGACAGCACGGCAGAAACGCCAACAAAATCAAGCGTGAATGATGTAATTTCGGAAGCGTTTTTAATATACACACAAACATCGAAATAGTTAATGCCAACCGGATCAAGCCCATCCTTTAAGGTGAAGCGAATACGCCCAAAATTCGTATTTCCGTTTACCACCTTGTAAAGAGCCGATCCAATTTCGTGTGCAAAAACCTTTTCTCCGCTTCCCAAAGGCCAACGAACATTTGCGTTATAAATATCAACCATGTCAGGGCCGTTCGGGATAACAGAATTACTGCGGATAATGATAATCTTGCTCAGAATCAGATCAATATTTGATATATCAAACTGTGTGCCGTCCTGAGTGCCTACAGAAACAACAAAATCTGATGCGAGATTATATGTAACGCCTGATGTTGTTGTCGAACTCACGACAATTGTTCCGCTTGCGTCGCTGTTGTGTGTATATATTTCGTATCTTACACCGGACGGAATGTAAATTGTATACTTTCCTGCGGATAAAACCCCGGAATTTTGCCAAGCACCGGAATTGTTATATCCGTTTGCATCAAATGATCCTCTGCTCCATTGCACATTTACAATATCATCATCTGATGCCATTGGCTTTTTGTTTGCAAGAATAACACTATCAAGAACAGATGCGTGATTTTGCAGTAATGCAATTTTGTTAATTATGTTCCCCGTGTGTGATGTAATCGCAAACTGGCGTTTGATAATCAGTTTTTCATCATCCGTTAAAGTACCTCCTGCGGCTTTTGCAACAGATACGACAAAACTATTTGACAACGAATAAGTTTTGTTTGTTGTGACAGGGCCTGTGACAAGCGTGCCGCTTGTATCACTATTATAATAATAGATTTCGTACCTATACCCAGAAGGAACTACAAACGAATACACGCCGCTATCAAGCACATATGAGCAAATCCATTGAAGCGTATTAACGTATCCTGATGCCTCAAAAGCAGAATTATTTCGCCACCCATGCCGGGTTTCGCCGTTCACTTGTTCGCAAACGTTGTATAAGATTGACTCGTTATAATCATTGGTCACCTTGTTTGCCGTTATCCGTGTATCAAGACCACCGATCAGCGCATCAACATTTTCAGTGTTTGTATTTTTTTTGATGATTTGCAATGTACGATAAACATGGTCAACATCATCTGTGTTAAATGTGCTTCCGACTTTTCGCACAGTAATCTTCGTCCCATCAGGGACGCTCAAATTTTCGCGGCTTATCGTGTTCAAATCCTGCACGATATTTGCGCTTGTATCGGATACATACTGGAACAATCCGTACTGATATCCTGATCCCATATTATTTATGAACGAATATGTCCCGGCTTCAAGTTGTAAAATACTGTTAATGTATTCTTTGTTGTTTGGAGCATAACCGTTTTGTATATAACGCCCTTGCTGATAATTTGGATATACGTTATACTCGCCATGCAAATCACTTTCGATTGCACATATTTTATCGTTGGAATATACAATTGCGCTTTTTAAAGAATCTATTTTCCCGTCCTGCTCCGTCACTTTCGCGTCATAATTGCTCAGCGCTGCCTGCATCTGCTCATAGACGGACAGCACTTCCTGGTAGGTCGGCACGGATCCGGTCGGGGCCACCGCGCTGCCGGTGTTGGTGTTGTCCACCATGCCGTCAATGATCCGCATGGTCCCGGTAACGCCGCCGCCGACCAGTTTGATGGCCAGGGTGAAAACGCCTTCGACGTTGTAGCACGCCTGCGGCAGGGTGACATATGCCACATTGCCGCTGATAGTGCCGTAACTGGTCAGGGCGATGTTCTGCCCGTTTGCGTTCCGGAAAAAGCCCTGGCAGGTGACGCCGCTCAGCGTTTCGGCCGCTCCGTCCCGGAAAATCCGGACGCCGAAGCGGTTGGCCGCGGCGTCGCCCAGGCCAATGCTGTGATTCAAAAAGCTCCTGTGCAGGCTCCCGCTGTTAAGCTCGATATCCGCGATGTCCTGATGATAAATTGCCATTTTGCTGCCCTCCAATCGTTATCAGCTCAATATTGCCACTGCCTTGTCAGCTGCGGAGTCCACCAGGTCCGCAATAGCCTGGCTGGATAGGGAAGCGCTGCTGACGCTGCCGTTGACCAGCATGAATCCGGAAATGCTTTGGCCGGCATTTGCCGGAATGTTGCTCAGCTTCAGTCCGGTGACCCGCTTTTTGATGGCGTCCCATCTGATTTCGGTCACCCGCAGTGACAGATCCAGTCCAATCCGCGGTTCCCGCGTTTTGACGATGTCATACAGATTAGCCCGCTGCAGGCGTTTTAATTCGCTGTATTCGTCTGTATCTCCCAGCATGACAAAATCAACAGAAACCTCGCTCAGCACGTCATCGACATGCAGGACGCTAAACTGTTCTTCCGCCTGCCTTTGCATTTCTGCAAGCAGCGTTTCCGTGGTCCAGACTGTGTCCGTGTTTGTCCCGTCGTCCTTGCCGACCTGGCCCTCAACCCGCAGAACCTTCATCCTGGGCCTGGGATACAGTGCAGCCTTGGGGCTGACAACAAAAACGCCGTCAAGAAACAGCTCTTCCCCGTTTTCCTTTTTAGCGATGGGAATGACGTGTGTTACAACGCTGCTCCGGTCCCGCGTCCAGCGGATCCCCTTTGCATTGATTCCGTATTCAATGGTGAAACCCCGGTCGGTGTCCTGCATTTTCATGACATACAGATCCCAGTTGTTCCGCTTGTATGCCGCGCGGAATTTCGGCACTATCCCGTTTTCCGGATCCAGCAGGCAGGCAATCAGGCTCTTGTTTTTAATGCTCTGCGTCAGCGTCCCGTCCTCTGTGCCGGTCAGGTTCGTGGATATGTTTCCGTAGGTGTATGGAGAAAACAACCCTTCCTGGACCAGCTGCAGCGCCATTGCCGGCGATGCCATGGCAATCTCCGCATTGCGCACCAGCAGGCCGTTGCCGTCGTAGCTGACATGTTCCGCCTGCACCGTGACGGTCATTGACTCATTGTCCGCCTCCGCGGTGCGGATCCGGAACAGCTGATCAAAGATCCGCACCGGCTCGACAACTTCCTGCGTTCGGTGTTCCTCTCCGGTCAGCTCCGCCTGTTTAATCCATCCGGTAACCCCGCCAAAGGTGCTCATGTTCCACCAGGTGTCCTCATAGGTTCCGGAAATCCAGATCAATTTCGTCCCTGCCGGCAGGCTGGCCACAATTTTACCGCCTCCCGTTGTGTTTGGAATTTCGTACCACCACGGGCTGTTGTTCGGCGGAACGAAGCGCTGCCCGCTGCTAGTGTCAAAATAGGTGCAGCGGTAGGCCTTGCCGTAATAGGTCACCCGGCTGCCTACAACATACTCCGTTTCGCCGCTCCACTCCCTGTAATTTACGCTTTGCGGTTCGCTCGGGTCATCCCGCAGGGCGGCCACGCCGGCTGTGTAATAGATCCACATTTCTTGGCCGGCGTAGGCGTTTTCGATGGTTTCTTCCTGCACGGGGCATTTAATAATATTGTCCTCGATCAGCAGACGCCATTTTCCCTCCGGGTCAATCGGGTGGACCATGCTAAGCTCATAGGATCCGGCCGCGACCAGGTGCGTGTTGCAGCTGATCGGGTCCAGCACTGCGTCTCCGAGGCTGGTATAGTCCCGGCCCGCCACTCCGTTAAAAACGCAAATCATAGCCACCGCTCCCGCTTTGTGATTTCAATAGAGGACCACCCCGTCCCGCTCAGATAATTGTTGTCCCCCGGCAGCAGGACAGGGAAGTCTCCGAAGCTCTGATTGTTCAGCACGTTCGTTTTAGTCAGGTCTGTGATGATGCCTGTTTCGCTGTCGATATAGCAATCAGTGGGGACTTCCAGCGCTTCGGTGCTGGTGGATCCGCCGCTGCTGTGGCTGATCTGCAGCAGGATTGGCCCGCCGGACGCCGTCAGCTTAAACAGCGGCCTGGCAATCACGTCCCCGCGGTTTATGACCGTTCCGGCTGCCGTCATGGTGATCTTTTCTTCAGTAATCGCCTGCTTTAGTGGCTGACAGTAAAACTGACATTCGCCCTCCCACCAGTCCAGATTTTTGCTGTGTCTCCGCAGCGTAACGGCGCCGATCACGCGCGCCTGCTGCTTCCGGTTCGGCTCCGCGCTGCTGATCAGCTCGCCGGCTCCCGTCAGCCAGTCCATGATTTCCGCCACCCGCTGCCGGCCTTTGACGGCAATACTGGCGGTTTGAATGTAGCTGTTAAAGATCCGCTCGCCCTGGCTCAGCGTCAAATCTCCGCTGCGTCCTGGAATGGTCACATGCTCAACGCGTTCCTCGCCGCGGACGATGGGAAGGGGAGACTGCAGCAGCACGCCCTTGGCCCGGCAGTCCGCCCCCTTCCAGATAAAATAGCTCGCTCCCGCCATTGTTCTGTCATCCTCCGAATCCGGCGCTGATCCTCCGGTTTTCCGCTCTCATGGCTGCCACCAGCGCGCTGGCCTCCATGCCGTTGTTCATGTGCATATGCTCAACATACAGGTTACTGTTGGCAGTATAGGTCCGGTTCTGCTCCGCTGTCATGACCCGTTCTCCGCGGTGGATGTAGGCAAGCCCGTCCCATGGGACAAAAGGCAGACCGTTGGCGTATGTCCGATGATTGAGCAGCGTTCCGTACATGTCCATGATAGCGTTCATTGCTCCGCCGCCGGTTCTGCCGCCGGTGATGCCTGTGCTGCCTCCGTATCCGGCCCCGCTCAGCACAGGCGTCACCGGCACGGTAATGGTGCCGATCTGCTCCGCCAGCAGCTCCGGCGCGTCCTCAACCGGTTTTGGCCGGACCGTGACGTCAAATCCGTGGCTGCCGCCGCCTCCCGTGTCCAGGTCCCTGCCCAGGATCTGATTAAGCACCCCTTGCCAGTCGCTGGCAAAATTGCGAACGTTGTCACTAATGTCTGTGACGATTTTATCCCGCTGGCGTCTGACCGCCTCAAGCAGCCCCCCGCCGTCCCGAATAGTCTGTCCGAAGGTGGTGTTGTTCGTCACCCAGTCGCCGACCGCAGCGCCGTTCAGCGCTCCGCCGATCCAGTTTATAACCCCGGAAAGCTTCCCGCCGATCC